AAAATTTGAAATATAATAAAAATAGATTCATTGGAATGACAACTAAGCAAGTACGTTTTACAACGTACAAAACGTTAGAAGATAAAATTAGAGATATAATAACCGAAGAAGCCAAAAGAAAAAATTTTTGGAAAGATTATGATTATGAAGAACCTGATGATGATTCACGTGCTGAAAGAACAGAACAAGAATATGACGAATTAGCTCGTCAACGAGAAGTTTCTGAAATAAAACATGAAGTATCTTTTAAAAATAAACAAAAAGATCATCATCCAGATAAACGTGGAAAACAAAAAACCACATCTAGTGCAATTAAAGTGCAACCATCTAAATCAACGTGGGCTGATGTTGTAGACGATTTGAATTATAATGCTGACCCTTTTACTAAAGGTTTAAGAGAACATGCAAAATTAGAAAAACAAACAGAAGATGAACAACGTAGACATGATGGTAAACGTAGCTATTTAGGAAAAAATGCCAAATTTGAAGCGAAACAAGTAAAAAGTAAAGTTTTAAAACCTAAATTAAATGAATGGGTTTATGGCTATTTAGAAAGAAATGATAGTAGAATGACAGAAGCAGAAAAAGATGAATTCTTTGATGAAGTATTGGAAATACAATCTGAATTCGAATTAGAAGCTAAAACTATACCAAGATCAGTTAAAGATAAATTTCGTGCTATAAGAGTAAAAATTAGAAATAAAGAGAAGAAAACAATAACTAAAACAGAATCTAAAACTCATCAACCTAGTTTCGTAGTTCAAGATGCTGGAAAAATAGCAGTATTACGTGGAACAGATAGTCTAGGTGAAGAAAATGTTTCAAATTTAACAAAATGTTCTAATTATTATTTAACAACAGCACATACATTAAAATATCATAATGATAAAGTAGAAATATATCATCCAGAAATAGATGAATGGAAAACTGTAACTAAAGATAAATTTTTTAATTTAGGTGATGATGTAGCAGCTATAAAAGCTAGTGATGCACAAATACCTGGTTTATTAAATATCAATAAAAATAATAGTAGTTTTAAAGTTGGTAAAGCCGATGTAAATGATGTATTGACATTAGTAGTATATCAAGAAAGAAATGGTACATATGTAAAAAATTATTGTCCTGGTAAATTATTAGAAAAAAAGACAGACAATGAATCAGAAAATATATATGATGTCACCACACAAGAAGGTGATTGTGGCGCTCCTGTTTTAAATAAAGAAGGTAAATTAGTAGGTATACATAGATCTGGTAGAATAGGCAATAAAAATGGTTATATAGAAATAGAAAGTTCTTTCGTAGAAAGAATTCCTGTTATGATTAAAAATATTGAATATGCCAGAAAAGCTAATAGATCAAAAAACTAGTTAGCTCAGAATCAAGAAACACAATATTCAATCAAATAAAAACGTTTTACGGTGACTTTGGTTTAGAATATTATTTTGAAACTGAGCTAACTACACCAACAACTATAGCAAACCAACATTTCTTTAAAAATACCTCATTTATAGGTAATACTAAACGTAAATTTTATACTAAAAATTATCAATTTATTAATCATTCTCTTACCTCATTTTTTGAATATGTAAATTACTCATTCGTACCAACGCATCGTCAATGCATTACCAGTTTGAAAACTGGCTATCAAAATTCAAGTAAATATGATAGGGAAGATATACCCTTAAATGATCAACAACAACAAAGTTATAATTTAGCTGTAAGTTGGGTCAAAAGAAAATATAATCATATATCTGGCACATCTGTGCTAACTAGTGATGAAGCTATAGCAGCTTTGGATAAAACTACAACAGTGGGATCAGTATTTTGTGAACGTTATAAAAACAAAAGACAATTTCTAGATTCACCTGATGCTGCTGTGTTAGAAAAATATTGGTGTGAAGTACAAACAGATAATCCTGTACCAGCAATTTTTAAAATAGCGCAAAAACATGAAATAAGAAAAAACGCCAAAGTTGAAAGTGGTGATGTTCGAACATTTTGTGCAGCTCCAGTTATGCATATTTGGGCAACTAATCGTATGTGCAACAATTTTAATGAGAAGTTTTACGAACAAGCACCGTTAGCAGAAGAGTATGGAACTTCTAGTTTTGTAGGTGATTCTAAATTCCTGCAAGGTTGGAATTCACTATGGTTAAGATTAAGTGGTCATAATAAAGAAAAGCATAATCAATTTAAAACAAATTGTTTCGAATTAGATGAAACGCAATTCGATGCATCTATAACCAAATATATGATGGAAACTATGCGTGATTTTAGATTCGAATTTTTAAGCCAAGACAATCAAACCGATAAAAATAAATTAATCATGAAGAATCTATATCATGAATTAATACATACTGTTATGGAATTAGAAGATGGTGTGTTAATACGTAAAGAAACAGGAAATCCTTCTGGTTCTAGTAATACTGTAGTGGACAACACATTAATTTTGGAAGTGCTTTTTGCATTTGCATTTATAGAAATATGCACTGCAAACAATGTTAAATTTTCGTATACAACATACGTAGAAAATGTAATTTCAGCAATGTACGGTGATGATAACACTTACACTGTTACTGATGATTATTTATTTTTTAATCCTGAAAGAATTTCTGAAATATGGACAAGTATAGGTGTAGTAACTAAAACACCTTGTCAAGAACCTAGAAAAATAGAGGATTGTGAATTTTTAAGTACATCGTTTCATTTTAATGAAGAATATATGTTGTTTATGCCTAAACCAGACACAAATAAAGTGTTAAGTTCATTAATGATGGGCGGTAAAGGTGTTATTCAAAACGATGTGAGATGGCAATTATTACGTGCTAGCGCAATGCGTGTTGAAAGTTTTGGAAATCCTGAATGTAAAAAGTTATTAGAACAATATAAAGACTTCATATGGAAAAATTATAAAAACGATCTTCGTGGCACCTGTAATGGTATTAGTATGGAAAGAATTAAAAATCTTTGGCATTCTGATAGCTTTCTAAATGGTTTATTTTTTGGATTAGAGTCTAAAAACGTTTCTGCGTATGAAAATACCTGGAAAGGTATAGCTTATTAAGTGGCAATAAGGTCGTCTTCCACTTAAAAGACATTATACAAGTAAAATGTCTTTTGATAATTACGGAGTCGCAAAACTCCATTCAAATCAAAAATTTATAACAAATGTTTCAAAAAATAAAAAATCAAATAAGCCAAAATATCAGCTTGTTAAAAGTGGAAATACAAAAAGCGACGCAATGGTTAATACTGCAAATAAAATTGGTATGGCATCAGCTGCTTCTGCTTTATCAAAAATGGCTAGAGGACAATTACCTTCACCATTAGAAGTTTACAATGTGAACAAAGCAACAGCTTTTAATAATGCTGTTATAGGTAGTAGAACAAAAGGTAATGGTATATCCAAATTATCAAGTTCTCAAAAATGGCCTACACCTAAGATTGCTAAAGCAGTTAAATTAGAAACTATAGCATTAGCACCAAATATAAGAAGCATGTCAGCTAATAGAACTGGTATGGTTTCACATAAAGGTGCCACTTATTGGCATGGTACACATGCAGGTAGTATTATAGTTGAAAGAGAAGAATTAATGTTCTCAGTCGCCAATGGTAATAGCGATAAAAAATATCAATTATTAAAAAGCATGATAATAAGTCCTTTAAATAGACAAATGTTTCCTAGATTGTCTGAAATTGCTGGTTTGTATCAGCATTATAAATTTCATTCACTGTCATATGAGTTTACATCCACAACAAATACCTATTTAACGCCAGGAATAATTAGAATGGCTGCAGATTCAGATGCTACCAATGGTTTAGAACCTGTGAATTCATCAGAATTTGTACAAATTGAAGGTAATGTAAATTGTCCTGTCGCACTTGACACTAAATGTGCCAAAGGGCAGTCAAATATAATGTATGTACCAAAAAACATGTTAAATTCTAGAACTGTTTATACAGTTCAAATGGAAGATCAAGGTGGCGATGGGCAAATATGTCATGTCGGCAACTTCTATTTTGCTTCTGATACAGTAAATAATGAAGTAAATATGGGCTATGTAACTGTTAGATATAAAATCGAACTAGAACTACCAAATTGGAGTCCTAGACCAGAAAATATATTTTTCTATGCAGCATTAGATCAAGCTAATGCTGTATTAGCAACTGATTGGTTAAGCGCTGCTGCTGCTGCAGGTTCAACTGTAAATTCTGGCCATTTTGAAATTGTCTCTTCTGGTACTGAATTAAGTATACATTGTAGCATTGGTTCAAAATTCCAAATTACAGCAGCTTTTAAATCATCAACTGCATTTACTCCTGGGACTTTACTTAATAATAAAACCACAGCTATATCTGGTTGTCAATCAATATATCCTATGACTCCTGGTGTATGTACAACTACCATTAATAATCAAAATTCGCCAAATGTTGGTTACTTTTCAAACTTTATAGAATGGATAGAAGCTACTGAAACAGTAGTGATTTTAGGCAACACTGCTGCAATTCCAAGTCCTGAAGATGTAACTGATGTAGTATTTTATGTAACAG